TAAACTAATTTTTAATCTATGAGCTCCTTTGGCTGCATAGTTTGATGAGCCCTGAGCATTATCAAGCAAACTAGAATCTGTTTCTGGAGAAACTAAAGTTTCTGTAATTAACCAACCAACTCGATAAGAAGTAGTATTTGAGTATTTGTCAAGAACAACTGTTTGTTCTGTATTCTGTACCATGAAACCACGAACAAAATAAACGCCGGCCAAAACCTTTACTGCCGAACCTGTTCCATTAGCAGAACTTACAGCTGTTGTGGCAGAAATAACATTCGTGGCATAAGACGAAATTGCCTTATTGGCAGAAATACTTTCGCCGTCTGTAAATGTAACCGACGAATTATCTGTGCCAGTTCCTTGATATTTAATGAATAGAGTATCTGGATCTCCTGTTGTTGAATCTGCAACAGAGTAACCAATAACCTTTGCAGTTACACCAGAAGTGGCTCCTGTAATAATTGCACCATCATATTGAGAAAGATAAGAAGATACTGTACCCGAACCAAAAGTAGACTGTAACTTTAAAGAATAATATTTACTGTCGTAAGCAACACTACCGGGAATAACAATTGTTCCCTCTTTGAACATATGATTACCAAACTGTTCAATTTGATTTTGTAAAATACTTTGTAGTGTTGTTAGTTCTCTAGCCTGAACCGCAAACCCTGGTCGAAAAAGAACTCTGTAAAAATCATCTTCTTTATTATAATCGTCCCAATATGGGCCTACGTTAAAGTTAGTCTTGGCTGGCATTTTTTACTTCCTAGAATTCAATAATTAATTTAATATTTTCTGTTTGATCTGAAGCTCTCAAAATAGGTGCACGGTTTTCTACATAGATAACATCACCACTATAGAAATCAATTTCTGGATTATTTACAGCCGAGACTGTTCCAGAAGCTCCACCTGCCCCATTAATAACCTCACTTGTTTGAAAGGCTGTTAGATTATTACTTGAATCAACACCTGTCCATTCTGTCTGAATATATTTTAAAGTTTTTGTTGAAGAATCATAATCAACAACTAATCCTTTGGCACCAGACGTTGCTCCAGTAATAACTTCATCGTTTACAAATGAACCTGGAGTTCCGCTAAACGTAACTGACTTGAGAGCACTACGAGTACTATCACTACAAATTGTGGTAGTACCGTAATCAAAAGGATCACGAACTACACCAACTCGTCTGAAGTCTTGGTCAATTACAAAATCACCAGAACCTGCAGCTCCGCTAAGAGTAGTATTGGTCATTACATAGAATCCGCCGAGTTCTTCTACTGCATTATAACCATGACCACCTTTTGGTCCAATAATTGGTGTGACCACAGCTGAACTTGTTGGTGTACCGATACTTGTAATATTATCTACATCACAGTTTGCAAATGTATAGTTTGATCCACCAGCAACAGCGGTTACAGATGTTACGGATCCGCCAGATACAACAAGTGTAAATGTTGCACTAGATCCATCGCCTTTTAGAGCTTGAGTTGCATATGTACCGTCTGTATATCCTGCACCACCAGCAGCAATATGATAATGTAAAACTTCTCCATCGTTGGCAGCTGAAGATACAGTACCGTCCGTATGAACTCCCATAAAATCTGGTGTTAAGAAGTTTGCAACCTCGGTTGAAGTCATTGTATACATATACTTCCAAACGTATCCATCAGCAGTTGTAAGTTCACTTGTAGAAGTTCCTGTAGGTTCAACTGTCGATGCTGCCCCACTATTATTCCACATACACTTATAAACGTTATTTGCAGAAGAACGGACATACATTTTAGTAGTCGTCGCAAACATATCAGTGCCACCAGCTACAGTTTGTACTGTTGCAGAGTTTACTGTTGCTCCATAATCTCCTCGATAATAGTCATAGACTGTACCTGTTGCCCAATCGTGTCTTGGAACAACATAAGAAACATCACTTGAAGTAATTTTCTTTGCGGCAAGCATATCTCGATAAAGCATCAACTCGTTGACTGTATTATCCACAGGTGTTGGTGGTGCTGTATCCGTACCACCTCCAGTACCTGAACCAAAGGCCTGAGGACGTCCTACAAATAGATAGTATACTGTAGGTGATGCTTCTCCAAATGACTCGTAGAATTGAAGAGCGTTATTGATTCTAAATTTGTTTGTTACAATTGCTGACATAGCATTAATTCCTAAAATTATTTATCTCTATTATTTATAACGACTCATTAGGTCTTATATAGAGTAATCTCCGAAGGAGGACTAATATTATTTTTATTTTTTGGATAGTTTACAAAATCATCAAGTGTAAGAACATTACCTTGATAATCTGTTGCCCAATCCATAAGTCGATAACCAGAAACTTTATTTTGTTTTATACCCCATTTGACAAAATTAACTACATCTCCTGAACTGTGTGAGTCTGGAGATGTAGAATGTGAACCTCTAGAACATCCCGTTAAATCATTTCCTGATTTTCCTGTATAATCTATAAGTTCATTACCAATCTTTATTGTACCTGCTGTTGGGTAGTTAGTTGCGTCTGTTAGAGTAATAGTTGTTACGCTATTGTTTATACCACCATTTAGTGATGTAAACGGTATAAGAACTGCATAAACATCATGACCTCTAAAGGTTAATGAAGAAGCATTTGAGTCTACCATACTCTGAGCAAATTTGAAATCTTTAAGATCATCATAAGTTGGCGCCGAACTAGTTAATTCAGAACCACCGGTATAAAAATCAACAGTACGATATTTGTACAGTGTTCTGTCTCTTTGCCCTCTTAGACCAAATACCTCAATTACTGTAGAACTAACACTTGAGGTTCCGCCAGTAATAGTTTCTGAGGCTTGAAATATACCAGTTAATGGAACATATCTCAAAAGACGAATACCCTCATCGTTAGTTATATCTTCGACCACTTTAGCGGTAGCACCAGAGGTTCCTCCAGTAATTACTTCTGTTAATGTAAATAAACTCCCTGTAGCAGCCTGTAAAGTATTTTCATAAAGTCGATCACTATCACCTGGTTCATTAGCCTCTGTAGTTGGAGTTGGATTTAAAGGACCTTGACTTGTAGTTCCCAATCTCATTCCCAACAATGCTGGGAAGATTACTCTATAGAATGTACCAAGTCCATCAACAGAAGTAATGTTTGCCAATTGAGATAATCGACTTACAATATCAAGTCTTCCAAATACCTTCCATCCAGCTGGATGAACAGTGGAAAGAAGATCATCCCTCCATTCAACAATCGAGGTTTCTGTTATGACTTCATAAGAATAGTCTTGCCAATATAAACTATCTTGAATTCTTTTAGCGCCTTCGGAAACAAATCCGTCTTCACCAACAAACTTCCCTGTTCTTTTTATAGCGGCGTCTACAGTTCCCGTAATAACTTCTTCCACATAAGAATCAATAACAGCAGTCTCTAAAGATATTGAACCTGTTATCGTTTCTCCGTGAAGAAATGGAGCAGCACTAAGTTGATCCATTTTAACTATTCCAGTAGAACTTTCCTGCGATATAAATCTTCCAGTTGCACCTGAAGTTGAACCTGTTAAAGTTTCATATTGAGTAAACAGTCCAGTTTTTTGTATACATAAAAACTTTGTAGGTACTACAAATCTTAAAGAATCTTGATCTGTATAATGTATACCGCAATCAAGAACATCTATAGCTCGAACAAGACCAACATCAGTTCCTTTTGCTCTTACTACAGCCCCAGTTCCAAAAGGAGAAGAATTTTCTACAGTAAGAGATGGTAGTGATGTATAACCGTATCCCGTTGTCGTTACTCGAACATCAGTAACGTCTCCAACACCAGTATTCGTTTCTTGAACCATAACAGATCCATCATAGACATCTCCAGTTATTGTTTCTGTCTCATAAACAAATCTATCGGTTGACAACATTCCTGTATCTTCTTCGTTAGCAATAAAGGTATCTACGGTATTCGTTGTAAGTCTAACAGTATACTCAGAACTATTACCATAGAGAAGTTCTCCGGAAGAAAAAGATCCAGTCACAGGACTATATAAAATCTTTTTTGCATCCTCAATAAACTCAATGACAATACCTGTAGCACCAGAAGTTAAACCATTAAAAGTTTCACCAACTTCAAAGACTCCAGTGGGCCTGTCAAAAGTAATGACTGATTCCTCAAGTAACATTTCTCCTGGAGCACCAGTAGTACCATCTTCTAAAGTGATTCTAAATTCTCCAGTTACAGAACCATCTTCTGGAATAAATCCACCATTAACAATAGAGACTTCCGCTTGTAGAGCTGCACCGTTAGTATTTGTATTATCAACAGTTATGGTATCACCAATAACGTAACCAGATCCTCCGGAGTCTACAATAATATTTTTAATTGTGCCTGCACTATATGCAGTTACATATGACACTCCTCCAAGACCAACATCAGCAGTGATTGTAACTCTATCAGGTATTCCAACATTCGTGTTTATTGAATAATCTCCAGTGGGAAAAACTGGCTTGTTAATGGAGGCAGCTATTTTTGCAGAAACGTCTAGTTCTATGTTTGTATTGTTTGGACCAGTTATATCTTGACCGATAATAAATTCACCGTCAATACTTCCAGGATTTAAAACAAGCTCAGTAATTAATTCTCCACCAAGAGAAAATTGTCGAACGTTATCAACAACTGCTGTAGTTCTTTTAATCGTCTTATAGCCTTTATTATAAAAGGCTCCGCCCTCTAAAATAGTTCTATCGAATACTGCTTGTTGTGTAATTGTCTGACCTACTAATAAATTTAAATCGTCTATACCATTCACGCTATCTTCTAAAAGTATTTGTGATCCGTCTTCATGAAGAATAAAAATATCTCCATTTGTATCTGAGGCTTCTTCATCTTGTAAAGTACTGTTTGTTGGTACAACTCTTAGAGTAGTATCTTCCGTCCACTTACCATCAGACACTCTGAGCAAATCTTTTGTTGGATAGTATAGTTCAGCTTCTTCGTCTAACAATATTCTAAAAAATAACTTGTGTCCCTTTTTAGTTCCCTTACTTCTATAAAGGTCTTTGATATTTTTTAGAATAGATTTTTTATTAAGTCCAGTTGCAAGTTTGTCTGGTAATGACCTCATAAAAGAATTTTTAAATTCTATAAAGAAGGCTTCAATAGTATCATCAACATCTGCATATTCTAAAAGCTGCATTATATTCTGAACAGGATTTGCAGTATAACTAACAATGTATGCAGTAGTACCAGATGTCTGTCCGACAATCTGTTCTCCCAATTTAAACTTGTTCTGAGAGGAGATAAACAATCGTGAACCATTATTAATATCTTCTACTCGTATGACGGCAGTTGCTTTAGACGTTTGACCAGTAATAGTTTCGCCGTTTAGAAATGCTCCGTTACTTCTGGCCTTTGTTCCTCCTACCGTATCATAATCTTCTAGAAGAATATTGTTTGACTCTCCAGTTCGATAACGATTAGTATCTTCTAATATAATGTAGGTAGAATTTCCTAGTTCATACTTAATAGAATCACTAGAACCAAAATCTTTTAATTTGAGTTCAGCAGACTCTAGAAACTCATAGTAAGCTTTTAGAAAGGCAAGAAAGTCCGGATGGTCAGCTCTAACAAATTCAGGTTGCTGATCCGTTATATGAGTTGAAACTTTACTATAGATTGTAGCCATTAGCTATATGAACTTGTGGTACTGTAAGAACTTCCTGCGTCAGATGATCCACTTGCAATACTATCAGCAGTTCCTACAACGGACATATTATATAAATCAATTTCTAATACTTGATTTCTTACAGGAACAATATCATTAGAATTTGGTTTTATTGTAATACGAATTCTAGTCTGAGTTGAACCATCATAGTTTTCAACAGAAGCAATATTTTCCGCGTTAAGAATAATTTTTCCTGTTGTATAATCTACTGTTCCAACTGGACCAGATGTCTTATAGACCTTAGCCGTACCAGAAATATAATATGCCTTAATAATACCATAACCGTCATCTTCATAATAGTATGTGTTAGTGTCGCCTGTGTATTTAAACCCAGAAGAAGAAAGAACGCCTGCAGGTTCAGTAGATCCCGCTGATTTTTCCTGATGGCCGTCATGAGGATGATACAGTCCGTTATTAAATGAGATAGTATATTTCATCTCAGTATTAAGAGATGGTAGAAATGTTTTACTTGCCTTGATGCTTGTAATGTTTGATAGTATAGAAGAATCAACATCATCAATTAAACGAACAAATGGAGAGTATCTAAAAATAGCTTCATGTTTTTCCAAATTATCATCAGAATATGTAGTAACCGCAGACGTAATTAGTGCAGCCAAATCTTCTTTACTTTTTGTTGTTACTGTATTGTTAAACTTAAAAGAAATTTTTGGAATTATTTTAATTGTCTCAGGATCTATAATTACAGGAGTTACTGAAGCAACATTATATTCTTCTAATAAAGAAACAATACTTTCTTTCGTAGATTGAGTTAGTGTGTTACCCGCCTTTGGGCGAATACTAATATACACTTTACCATAAACTGCAGGATCTTCATACTCTCCACCCCAAACTGAAATAGACTCGACGTTTGGATAAAGTTTTGGAACCATTACAGCATAATCTTTAGCAGTAACAGTTCTGTTTTGTGCTGCATAACTAAACGGAGCATTTGCTCTAATTGAATCTAAGTTTTCAGCTTCAGCTCCACCAGAAGCAACATTCATCGTGGTAGTTGTAATATCAGTAAACCCAGAAATACTACCGCTAGCATTGAATGAACTTGCACCGTTTGCTTCATTACCATTTGTTACAACATATTTTAGAATTACAATATTTCCATCATCTAGAGCCTTACCGACAACATCATCTCCAAAGTAAACTTCCCATTGCTCATTTACATTTTCTTGTATAAAATATGCCTTTGTTGTTTCTGTAATATCAACAAGCGAATCTGATTTTGTATAGGTATTTGTGGTACTATCAGATACGCTGTTCTGTACCTGAACCTGTAGAGTAGAGATATCTACATCATCATTAGGAATAATAAATCTCTGATCTGCATCTGCAAGATCAACAGTAAATCTGGTAGTCGTCCAAGTACCTTCATATACGGGAATACCCGTATCAGGACCAAAAACATAAAGTCCAGTATCTGGTTGAATTGTTCGATCTGCGATATTTACAAACTGATATGTCACACCATTTATAGTTGAGGTAAAAGCATAACCTTCCGGCATAGTAATACTTGTCGTATTGGCATCATTGACTTGAACCTTAACGTATGCAATTGGAGCTGTCTTTGAAGTTGGCGTATATCCTAAAGCCTTTGCATGAGAAGTAACTGAGTTTCTTTTTTGAGCTGTATCTAAAAACATTTCATTAGCTAACATATTTGCCAAGAAAGCATTATAGTGAGTGTTGTATGCTAACGTATCAAGTAGAATATTCATACCTGATCCTTCAAAGTCATAATCGGTAAATTGAGATTGACCTTTAAGATAGGTTTTTAAATTATTTTTGATACTGTCAAAGTCAAGTTCAGTAATTTGTAACTTTCCTTTTGTATTTAATCCTGCAGCCATTATCGTATTCTCTTGAGTAGAACTTCTACTTCTTCTAATCTGTTTGGTGTATTTTTAATAATAAAGCTAATGGTACACGCCAAAGTGTTATTGTCTAAATTTTGTTCTTCAACTCCGAAATTTATTGAAGTCAAAGTGACTCTAGGTTCATATCTGTCAATAGTATCTTTTATTTTTGTTCTCAAATTAGACAAAATAATTGGAGTAAAATTTTCAAACATGGCACCACGAATACCTGTACCAATTTCTGGATGAAATGGTTTCTCTCCAGGATTTAACAAAACTAAATTACGAACGGATCTTTTAATTGCTTGAGCATCCGATACCGTAGATATATCTTTTGTTACTGGATTAGGAGAAAAGAATAAATTTATATCCTTGAAAGTAAAACTACTTTCTCCATTATTGTTTACAGATTGTGCATCTGTATATCCTGAGTTATATTCTGTAGCCATGTTCTAATATTTATCTACTTTCCTTGACCTCTATACTTTTTAAAGTTACGTCTTTTGTTTTTATTCTTTGGCCGAGACCTAACAGAACAACCAATTGACGTTCTTTTCTTTACAGGTTCAATTTTATTTTGTTGAGCTGCCTTTTTAGCCATTAGCTTTCTTCCTTACTTTCTTTTTACCATTACCATTGTTTCCATTATGATGATGGTGATGATGAATGTCTCTAATCTTTTCTTCTTTCTTCCAGAAGATTTGTACTAAACCATAAATTACAAATAAAGTTAAAACGAGTTTGACCGGAATAATCCAAATCAAAATTCCAATAAGAACCATAAGAAGTCCCATATTCATTTCTCGATCTTTCACTTTTTCAATCAATTTGCTTAACATATTTTTCTCCTATTTGTTATAAATAAAATGCATAAACTGTTTGTGTTGCTGTTGGTGCTCCCCATCCTACCGAGAAGTCAAATGTTGCTATTCCAGGAATAAAAGGATCATCCGTGAGTTCATAGTCTGCTCCAAACCCATCTAAACAGTTAAACGAACTATCACTACTATCTGTTATAACAACACCAACATGAGTACTTTCAGATTGAGTAACAGTTAAGAACGTATCGTCTACTCCATTTCCTGCAAAGGTTTCAACACTAAACAGACTTAACCACGAATTGTATTGTAACTCGCAAGGATCGGGTTCGGCCGGTATACAAGGTTCAATTTCTGCAACTACTTCACTAGAACAAAGAGCAGAAACTTCTGTAAATCTTTTGGCATTTTCTAATCCCAAAGGATTTACTGTTTTATTCTTTTCTTCATACCCGTTCCATGGAGATTCTAAATCGTATGTCGAACCTCCAGTTCTAATCATTTCACTTTGATCTTGAATATAAACTTTTTTATCGGAAGTTGATGGATATGTTTTTGTTACATATGCACTCAATCCTTTTTGCATATTTTCTATTGTATCGTGAAGATTGCGAATATTCTCACCACCAGTACCTGCCTCTAAATTATTAATGTTCAAGGCTAATTGAGTAACGCTGGTTCCAATTGCTGGTCTGGGATTAGGTAAATCAATTGAAAGTAATTCCATTGTTTCTGGAACCCAAGCAGTTTTACTATCCGCAGATGTTTCAGACGTTACAGAAGTAGGTACCTCTTTTGAGATAGGCGTAGGTCCTTGACCAAGATTTGGATACGGTATTATATTAACTATCGTGTCACTATGAATTGTTATAGTTCCAGTACCTGCTTTGTTGCCATCGTCATAACAACCACTGACACCTTTAAGTTCCATTTCACCACCTAGAGATTGAATATCTACTCGTCCAAAAGATATTAAATTTAAAAAGGACTCACTATAAAGAGATATTTCTCTTTCTGATTGTAGCTCTGTTTTCATACCAGAAGACAGATAGATATTACCATATTGAGTTCCGCTCTCAACCTTAATATCATAAGGAGCATTTAGTTGAATATCTCCTTGACATGAAGTAATATCAACAGTTTGAGTTATTTTATGAATCTCTTTTCCTGAAGCTGCATAAACATGAATGTCTCCATTCTGAACTCCTAGTCGATAATCTCCATATACATAATCATAAATGTTTTCTTGATGAGCTTCTCGATATTGATTCTTCCAAGCAAAGAGTTCTAAATCTTCTCCGGCAGCAATATGTATATCGCCAGCATCACCATCTGATAGTGTCTTTAATCCTATTGGTGCCTGATTTGATTGTACGAATACACCATATTGTTTTGGTTTTGTATCATCTCCGATTGCTTCAATCTCAACATGAGCAGCCTTCATACGAATCTTGGATCTCTCTTTTGCGTTTCTTGATCCTGCACGATATTCATCCGTCTGATCGGCAGTAACTCCTGTGCCATGAAGATTAATATGGCCGTCAGCCTGGAAGTTAATATCACCATCTGCCTTAAAGTTAATATTACGTTTGGAATGAATATCAATATCACCACCAGACCATAACTGTAGTTTCCAAGCAGCAGAAATATCCGCACGATCATTATAACGAATCATTACCTCGTCATCAAAAGTGTGCACAACTTTTCCTTTGACGTACATATAGTCATCGTGTAAACGAATATCGTAATTATCTCCTTTTACATAATGAGTACGAGTTCCATTGTGGTCAATCTCATAGTAAGTGCCCGAACGATGCATTTGATGAATACGCTCAGCGCCGGGAGTATCGTCGTACTCCATGATATGACCGGACTCTGATTCGTAGACATTATTAAAAGGATAGCGTGCGTTGTAGTCGCCTGCAGGCTGGTTCCAGTGCATATGATTCTTACCAGTCTCTGGATCAGGAGAACCAATATTGATTTGACGTTCTCTCATATCTGCTTTCCAACAGAGAGACCAATGAGGATTATGTGGAATAACTACACCGCCGCCCAAATAGGTAGACCAATTATCGTTTTTTACTGATTCAGCTTCTGCTTTATAATTTCCTAATTGTCCCTTAACGGAAGTCCATGAAATAGATCCAGGTCCGGACCACACATAACCATCAGCAGTACCAAGTTCCATTGTGAAACTTTTACCATCATCACTACAACTTAACAATCGGAATATTCTTCCATTTAACTCTTGCATACCACGGCATCCCGCAATCTGCACAATGTCACCTGCCTGTAGTAATGGTTTGGAAGGTTCTCCTCGTGACAGATTGGAATCAGAAAAGTATGTTGTAGAATCTGCCCATAGACTAGACACGGTTGTGACAGTCTTTCCATCAGTGGAAGATATTGGTATTCCTCCCATTGCTAGAGGATTTGTATCTGGTGTTGGAACGACTACTAGATCATCTTCTTTAACGTCATCCCATTGAATGTCTTGTCGACCATCATCTGGATCACTAATGTTATAGATGCCTGATCCATAATGACCTCCCATGAAAAGTTCCATGACAGTTTGACGTTCTGTTGGTGTTAGATGACCCTTACGAACCCATCTAACTCTAGGATTAGGAACTCGATAGTCTTCACCCTTGAGTGACCAATATCCTGTTTCCTCTCCCGAACCTTGGCCCCATCCTGCACGAGTATCGTTAGGTGATATGCCTGCTAGAGAAGCTTCATCTTGTGGAATATAAGTTGGAGTGTCTCGTGTAATAGGAAAGGCAGGACCATACGTTCCACCTTTACTTCCATACTCTCTGTTCTCTGACCAATAATCTGGTTCAAGATAACCTGTAGAGAAAATAACACCTTCACGTCCTTTAGATGCGTCTATGTATTCTCCTAAGAATTCTCTCTTAGGTTCTTGACCTTCTGGTTCAGAATCATTTCCAACTTTGAAATAAGTATTTGCATCAGGCCATCTGAAAGTTCCAAAGTGTGTCCAGTCTGGAAAAAATCTTCGATCAGCCGTAAGTCTACGAGTAGTCTTATAAAGATGATGAAGCACATCAGAATGTGTGGCTCTTACAAAAGAAATACTTTTCTTAGTGGCATATTCCCAATTGGCCTTTTCTTGACCATCTAAATCTAAAAGTGATGGATGATCTCCACCTTTCTCATCAGAGTAATTTGGTACTCGGGTTATTTTCTTTTCAGTATCTTCTAAAGATAAATCTGGAGCTTCTTTACTTGGAGTAAATGAGTGACCTGCAACTGGATTACCATAACTTGCAGCCGATGGAGGATATGGAATATTTCTTAAATCAATTGTTGGATCATAAAACCCTTTCTCATAATCCAAATAAACTTTTTCAGAATTAGGTGTTTTGCCGTCATACTTTTCTTGTATCTTTTTTAAGTCACCGCGAGCTTTGTTCCATGCACGAGCGTGAGGTACAGCCCCAAAGAAAGAATTTTCTACAGTGTCGCCAGATACATTTCCTCCTTTATAAGCAGTGCGAGTATTGAGACCGGGCAGAGTGCCCATCACAATCCATTCTTGTAATGACTCTGGATCTGTAGAAAATCCTACAACCCATGTACCTTCAATAATATTTGAGTTATCTCCAACTCCAGCAATATTTGTTCCTGTGCCGGATTGCATAACAGAAGACCATGGAAGGTCTTTAGTTAGAATTTTGTCTTTGTCTTCGGTATGAAGTCCTAACCATCGAACTCGAATTCTTCCCAACTTTTCTGGGTCGAATCTGTCCTCACATACACCTATGGCCCATTTGAATCCATCTTGTCCTAAAAATGACATAATATTTTCCTAATCATATACAATATTTATGAGGAAAATAGGCATAAAAAAACCCAGCCGAAGCTGGGTTTCTTTAACTAATGATAAAGAATACTTGCCCGAACTAGAAAGGTAGTTCCTCACCATCGTCATCATCATCGTCCTGAGATGATTCGTTTATACTCGTGACATCCACACCAGCGTCAATCTTGGTATAGAGGTCAAGGAAAGATTCCTTAGTCTCGGTATCAAAACGATTGACGGTCAATTGAATGGCAGTCATTTTGTCCTTAAAGATACTGTAGGCACCGATAATATGAACCAGACGGCGAGTTGAGATAATCTCATCACAACCACCTTCCATAAACGTTTTACGAATAACGTCAGCCCACTTAATCAGATTGTCTACAAAACTGTCGTCCTTCAGGTCGTGTTTTGCCAACTCGTTTACGAGCATCTTAGTTTCCATCTTGGCAGTCGGATAAGACTGTTCGATGGTCACAGGGAACCTCTCAAGAAAGGCCTCGTTAAGAACGTTGGTACCGATAAATCGACCATCGTCCGAACCTTGACCTTTAGTGTTCGCAGTCGCAATCACGGTGAACCCAGGTTCAGGATGAATCCATTTACCAATCTTTTTGAGATAGATAGACGAACCTTCTAGCACGGGTTGTAGTGCCATGATCTTGTTGGATGCAAGATCAATCTCATCGAGGAGAAGAACAGCACCACGTTTCATGGCAGTCACCACAGGACCATCATGCCATACAGTCTCACCGTTAATCAAACGGAAACCACCGATCAAATCATCCTCATCAGTCTCGATGGTGATGTTCGCACGAACGTATTCACGTTTGAGTTTGGCACACACCTCTTTTACCATCAGAGTTTTACCGTTACCAGACATACCCGTGATAAAGATTGGATAAAAGATACCAGCCTTAATCACGGACTGAACCGTACTGTAGTTACCCCAAGGGACATAACCATTGAATCGTTCAGGCACATAACTGTCCTGTTGGTCCATCACACCAATTGCAGACGGTGCCATGGCAACAGCAGAAACAGCAGTAGAACCAGTGGATGTCGAAGATGCGTTAGCCTTAGCATCACCATACTTGCCGTCCTCAGTCGGCAACCAATACACACCACGGGTGCCCGTTTTAAGTTTGCGAAGCCATGATGGAGTAGACTTAATGCCCAATTCATCACGAACAACGATTAACTCGGGACGAGTGATGGTCACACGGTCCTCACCGAACAATGCACGAGCGTGATTCACAAGTTCTTTTTTCCGAACGTTCATACTAATTACTTTCATTTATTTCTCCTATCGACCAATGTCTTTAATACAATCTTTGCTGATAACCTGATATGCACCTTTGTTATAGGCAGGTGCAATCGTATGCTTTGTGGACTTTAGTGTCTCACGTTTGGGTGCCATTGAAACACGAGTGTCCAATGACGGAATTTTTGAAAAAGGACATTCCTTTTCTTTTTTTTGAAAAACGTTAATGCCA